ACAAATACGTCACCTTGTGACAAATAAGCTACTACTGGAGACAGAGAACCCTGATCCGCGTGTACGCATACGTGCATTGGAGCTTTTAGGGAAGATTTCAGACGTAGCATTGTTCGCTGAGAAGTCTGAAGTGACAATAACGCACCAGTCTACTGACGATATTAAGGAAAAACTACGTAGTAAGCTAGCAAAACTCGTAAATCCGCCTGAAGAAATAGAGAATGCGGTAATTATTGACGGTGAGCCCGTAGATGTAAACGCAGAACTGGGAATTGACGACGCCGAAGAGGGGTTTGATGATGAGTGAAGCGGCTTTAGCTTTCTCAGAAGAAGAAATCCAAGTAATGTTGGACAATTTAGACCACTATAGTACCGATGAGGTAGCAGAGATTGACCGTATGGTCGATGAGTTAAGCGTACGTAAGGAAAACAGCCTTGCTTACGATGATTTAATTGAATTTTGTAAGAGAATGCAGTCTGACTACATAGTTGGGAAGCATCACAGACTATTGGCAAATATGCTTATGGGCATAGAAAGAGGAGAGAAAGACCGTATATGTGTTAACATACCACCACGTCATGGTAAGTCTCAACTTGTGTCCATATATTTCCCCGCATGGTTTTTAGGGAGGAATCCGAACAAAAAGGTTATGATGGTGTCCCATACCACGGACTTAGCGGTAGATTTTGGCCGTAAAGTACGTAACTTGATCGCTACAGACGAGTATTCGTCCATATTTCCTACAGTTAGGCTCGCTTCTGACTCTAAATCAGCAGGTCGTTGGAACACTAACTCTGGAGGTGAGTATTATGCGTGCGGTATTGGTTCTTCTATTGCTGGTCGGGGTGCTGACCTCTTGCTCATCGATGACCCCCATTCTGAACAAGATGTCATTAACGGAAATTTTGAAGTGTTCGAAAAAGCCTATGAATGGTTCACGTTTGGAGCGCGTACTCGGCTTATGCCTGGAGGTCGCGTTGCCATAATACAGACACGTTGGCATATGGATGACCTGACAGGACGTGTTGTAAGAGATATGGGGCAGAACGAGCGATCAGATCAATATGAAGTAGTAGAGTTCCCTGCGATACTAGATATGGTAGACGAGAAAACTAAGAAATCGACCCAAAAACCACTCTGGCCTGAGTTTTTTGACCTTGAAGCCCTCCTGAGAACAAAAGCGTCTATGCCTGTATTTCAGTGGAACGCTCAGTATCAACAAGAACCAACCGCTGAAGAAGCCGCGTTGGTTAAGCGGGAGTGGTGGAAACGGTGGATAAAAGAAGAGCCACCTTCCTGTGAGTATATTATTATGTCCCTCGACGCTGCAGCAGAGACGCACAACCGTGCAGATTTCACTGCATTGACGACGTGGGGCGTGTTTTTAAATGAAGAATTAGATAACTACAATATTATTTTGCTAAATAGTATAAAAAAGCGTATGGAGTTCCCAGAGTTAAAAGATATGGCTATGGAGGAGTACTCTGAATGGGAGCCAGACGCGTTCATTGTGGAGAAAAAGAGTGCGGGTACTGCGCTCTACCAAGAAATGAGACGTATGGGACTACCCGTGCAAGAGTACACACCCCACAGGGGCTCAGGTGACAAGTTGGCACGTTTAAACTCCGTAACTGATATTGTAGCGTCGGGGTTATGTTGGGTTCCAGAGACACGTTGGGCAGAAGAAGTAATAGAAGAGATTGCAGGATTTCCCTTTATGAGCCATGATGACCTTGTTGACTCTACTGTAATGGCCCTAATGCGGTTTAGACAGGGCGGATTTATAAGACTACCAAATGACGAGCCTGACGAGGTTCGGTACTTTAAACGCAAAGGAAGTGGATTTTACTGATGGCTATTGAAAAAGGACTATACCAAGCTCCTACAGGTATGGATGAAGACGCAGAAATAGAAACTTCTGAACTAGAGATTGAGATTGTAAACCCTGAGAGCGTTACACTAGACGATGGGAGCATGGAGATAACCATAATGCCCGATGCGGAAGGTGCTATGGAAGGGGAGTTTGATGAAAATCTAGCAGAAGTGTTAGAAGAGAGTGCTCTACACGAGCTTGCCGACGATATAGGTAGTATGGTTGAGTCCGACATGGACAGCCGTAAAGAGTGGGCAGACACCTTTGTTAAAGGTTTAGACGTACTCGGATTTAAGTATGAAGAACGCACAGAGCCTTGGGAGGGTGCTTGTGGTGTGTATTCTACAGTATTAGCAGAAGCTGCTATACGGTTCCAAGCAGAGACAATGAGTGAGACGTTTCCCTCCGCTGGGCCTGTAAAAACAAAGATTTTAGGGGAAGAAACTAAAGAAAAAGAAGAAGCTGCCGAACGTGTTAAGGCGGACATGAACTACGAGCTTACCGAGAATATGGTTGAGTATCGCCCAGAACATGAGAGAATGCTCTACAGTCTTGGGTTAGCAGGTTCAGCGTTTAAGAAAGTATATTACGATCCTAATATGGGACGCCAGATGGCAGTGTATATCCCAGCAGAAGATGTTATCGTGCCTTACGGAGCATCACATATAGAGACCGCAGAACGTGTTACCCATGTTATGCGTAAGACAAAGAACGAGTTAAAGAAACTACAGGCTAATGGGTTTTACAGGGAAGTAGATCTTGGAGATCCCCAACCGTACCACTCTGACGTAGAAGAGCGCAAAGCAGAAGAAGGCGGGTATTCACTTACTGATGATGACCGTTTTACTGTTTATGAGATACATGCCGACCTTGTAATTGATGGTGTTGGCGACTCTGACGAGGATGATATAGCTAAACCATATGTTGTAACGTTGGAGCGTGGCTCTAACGAGATACTATCAATACGTAGGAATTGGAGCCAAGATGACGAGCTGACATTAAAGCGTCAACATTTTGTGCACTATGTATATGTTCCAGGATTTGGGTTTTACGGGCTTGGACTAATCCACATTATAGGTGGTTATGCCAAGGCGGGAACATCCTTGATACGTCAATTAGTAGACGCTGGTACACTCGCTAACCTCCCTGGCGGGTTGAAATCGCGTGGATTACGTATCAAGGGTGACGATGCCCCTATTACACCTGGTGAGTTTAAAGATGTAGACGTACCATCGGGCAGCATCCGTGACAACATTATGCCTCTACCTTATAAGGAGCCTAGCCAGACACTACTCGCACTCCTAGACAAGATAACACAAGAAGGCCGTAGACTCGGCGCTATTAGTGACATGAACATCTCAGATATGTCAGCTAATGCTCCTGTTGGAACCACCCTCGCACTTCTAGAGCGTACGCTTAAACCGATGGCTGCAGTACAGGCACGTGTTCATTACGCTATGAAACAAGAGTTTAAACTCTTAAAGATGTTAATGGCAGAATACGCTCCTACTGAGTATGCGTACCAGCCCGCTAGAGGAGAAGTAAGCGCACGGCAATCTGATTACATGTTAATAGATGTTATCCCTGTCAGTGACCCTAATAGCTCTACTATGGCGCAAAGAGTGGTACAATACCAAGCCGTGCTACAGATGTCACAACAAGCACCGCAGATATACGACTTACCGCAGTTGCACAGACAGATGATAGACGTGCTAGGAGTCAAGAATGCAGATAAACTTGTTCCAACAAAAGACGACATGAAACCCGTAGATCCTATCAGCGAGAATATGGCAGCGTTAATGGGTAAACCGATGAAAGCGTTTATGTACCAAGATCAAGACGCCCACATCGCAACACATATGGCGTTTATGCAAGATCCGATGGTTGCACAAATGATTGGACAGAACCCACAAGCCAAGCAGATAATGGCTTCTCTTCAAGCACATATCGCAGAACACCTTGGGTTTAAATACCGTAAAGATATCGAAGAACGTCTCGGTGTTGAACTACCTGCGCCAAACGCACAGTTACCTGAAGAGATTGAGGTTAACCTTGCAAGACTTGTTGCTACTGCCGCTAAAGATCTGACGCAAGCGCATCAACAACAGGCAGCGCAAGAACAAGCGCAGAAACAACAACAAGATCCTCTGTTCCAACTAAAACAAGCAGAAGTGCAGATTAAACAGTCTGAAGTAGATCGCAAATCTAAGAAAGATCAAGCAGATGCCATGCGAGACGCTAAGAAGCTAGAACTAGACGAGCAAGAGCTTATGATGGATGCCGAGAAAGATGGCATTAAGATGGCTTCAGATCGACGCAACAACAACGCAAAGTTAAATCTTGAAGAAATAAAAACCATGCAACCTAACAACACTGGGAATAAATAATGGCAAAAACCGTCTTTGACGTGCTTAAAGATAACATCGAGGTTGATAAAACCTCTGCACTAGATTTTCTTGAGAGTGGGGGCGCAAAAGACTTCGCTCAATACAAGGAGATTACTGGCCTAATACGGGGTCTTAAGGCCAGTATAGAGTACATAGAAGACCTCTCGCGTAATTATATGGAAGATGACGACAATGAATGAGACAGCAGAACTTGACGTAAATGGGGCCGAAGAGCTAGAGCTTGAAGCTCAACTACCACGTCCTGTAGGGTATCGCGTACTTATAGCAATGCCTGAAATAGAAGAAACCTTCACAGATACCAAGGTACTAAAAACAACCACTATAATACATCAAGAACATATTATGTCTATTATTGGACTTGTTCTAGATATGGGAGATCAGGCTTATTCTGATGTGGAACGTTTTGGTAACACCCCTTGGTGTAAAGTAGGTGACTATGTAATGTTTCGTGCAAACACAGGCACGAGATTTAAAGTCGGTGGTGTTGAGTACCGTTTGATGAACGATGATTCAATAGAAGCCGTAGTTAACGACCCCCGTGGCGTATCACGAGCATAAGGAATAGAAAATGGCATTTGAGAAAGTAGAATATAGTTTTCCTGACGAACAGGAAGATGATAATAAACCAGAAATTGAAGTTGAAGGTTCATCCGCAATTGAAATTGATTTAGGCGAAGGGGAGGATAAAAAACCTAAGCCTGTCAAAGTTGATAAGGAAATAGAAATTGAAGTTGTAGATGATACACCTAAAGCAGATAGAAACCGCAAGGTATCTGAACCCCCAGAGGATGTAACTGATGAAGAACTTGAAAATTATTCTGAAAAAGTTCGTAAACGCATGCAACATTTCAGTAAAGGTTACCACGATGAGAGACGCGCTAAAGAAGCAGCTTTCAGAGAAAAGCAAGAGCTTGAAACTTTGGCTCAATCGCTTGTGGATGAAAATAAAAAACTAAAAGGCAGCGTTAATAAGAATCAGACAGCTCTGCTAGAGCAAGCTAAGAGAGGGGCAAAGTCTGAAACCGAAACAGCTAAAAGGGCATACAAAAGCGCGTATGAGTCTGGAGACGCAGATGCTGTACTCGCTGCACAAGAAAACTTAACGGCTGCTAAGATTAAAACCGATAAGTTAAACAATTTTAAGTTACCAGCTTTACAGAACACTGAAACTCCTGTAAACAAGGTAGCAGATACTCAATCTACCCCAGCACAACCAGTTGCTGACGAACGAGCGAAGACATGGGCGAAAGCCAATCCGTGGTTCGGCACTGATGATGAGATGACAAGTCTCGCGCTAGGGTTACATAATAAACTCGCCAAACAAGGTGTGAACCTTCAAAGCGACGAATACTACGAGGCAATAAACACTCGTATGCAGCAACTATTCCCAGATGAATTTGAGGATGTTGCACAACTGGAGGCAGGAAAGCCTAAACGCAGGGCAAACGTGGTTGCACCCGCTACGCGGAGCACGTCACCTCGAAAAGTGACATTAACGCAAACACAAGTATCTGTAGCAAAAAGACTTGGACTAACTCCAGAACAATACGCCAAACAGGTTGCAATAGAAATGAGGAAAGAAAATGGCTGAAAATCGCATAGACCGTGAATTAACTAATCGTGAAACAACAACACGTAAACAAGCTTGGACACGTCCTGAAGTATTACCTTCACCGACCCCACAGCCTGGATACGCATTTCGTTGGATTCGAACAAGTAATCAAGGACAAGTTGACGCCACAAATGTTTCTTCAAAATTACGTGAAGGTTGGGAGCCAGCAAAAGCTTCAGATCATCCTGAAATTACAATGGTAACTGTAGAGAACGAACGATTTGCAGATAACGTTGTTATTGGTGGTTTGATGTTATGTAAAGCTCCGATTGAGATGGTAAATGAACGCAGCAACTATTATCAGCAGCAGACAGATAACCAAATAAAATCAGTGGATAGCAACCTCATGCGAGAGAATGACCCAAGAATGCCGCTCTTTAATGATCGGAAATCGAAGGTTACCTTTGGAAAAGGGAATTAATTTTAATCTTTTAATGGAGTCCTAAATATGGCTTATCCTACTATATCAGCCCCTTACGGGCTAAAGCCAGTCAACCTAGTTGGCGGGCGTAACTATGCGGGATCTACTCGCAAAATACCCATTGCTTCAAACTACGGCACAGCTATCTTTAATGGTGATGTGGTGCAGTATACGAGCGATGGTACTGTCATTATTTCTACACTACAAAACAACACTTCAGCAGTTGCTGGCGTTATCGGTGTTTTTGTTGGTTGTAGTTATACTGATCCTACTTTGGGGTACAAACTGTTTAGTCAGCATTATCCCGCAAGCACGGTAGCAGACGATATTGAAGCGATTGTTGTAGACGATCCTAACGCAATATTTAAAGTTGTAAACGTTACAAATACAACTGCTGACGGCGCAACAACTGGACTTTTGCCACTAGCAAAAACTCGCGCTACTACAATTTCTTGTAATGCAGAACTTGTGTTAAATACAGGTTTGACCACTACAGGCAATAGTCGTATGGGCGTGTTTATCAATAATGTAACAAGTGTACTACCGTTTACAGTTATTGATGTAGTCGAAGATACTAAAAATAGTTCTGGTAACTTTACTGAGTTTCTTGTGAAATTCACTGCTGGTTATCATCGCTATGATCACACTGTCGGCGTATAAGGAGTAATGAACAATGGCAATATCACGCGCACAACTTCTTAAGGAACTACTTCCTGGACTTAATGCTCTTTTTGGGCTAGAATATGCTAAGTACGGTGAGGAACATGCAGAGGTTTTTGAAACAGAATCTTCTGATCGTTCTTTTGAAGAAGAAGTAAAATTATCAGGCTTCTCAGCCGCACCCGTTAAAGACGAGGGCTCTGCCATCGAATATGACGCTGCACAGGAAGCATTCACCGCTCGCTATACACACGAGACAGTAGCAATGGGCTTTTCAATTACTGAAGAGGCTATTGAAGACAACCTGTATGATTCTTTATCAGGTCGTTATACTAAAGCACTTGCTCGCGCTATGGCGTACACAAAACAAGTTAAGGCAGCTACAATTCTTAATAATGCCTTTGCTTCAGGCACTACTTATGGCGATGGGAAAGAGCTTTGTGCTACTGACCACCCGCTAATCAGTGGTGGCACTAACTCGAATGAGCCATCTACTGCGGCAGATTTGAATGAGACTTCTCTTGAAGCCGCTATCATTCAAGTAGCAGGTTGGACAGACGAGCGCGGCTTGTTGATCGCTGCAAAACCTCGCAAACTTGTGATTCCACCAAACTTGCAATTCGTTGCTACTAGGTTGTTGGAAACAGAAGGTCGTGTAGGCACAGCAGATAACGATCTAAA